AGAGTATAAAGAATTTATTGAATCTTGTAATAATGTGAATGATGTTGAATCATTAGATGCTTGTATGGACATGATTTGGGTTATACTTGGATTTTGTTACATGAAAGGATATGACGTTGAAGGTGCATGGAAAGAAGTAACTAGAAGTAATTTGGCAAAAATTAATCCGGTGACAGGTAAAGTAGATAAAAGATCGGATGGCAAGGTGTTAAAACCTGAAGGGTGGACACCTCCACAATTGGGACAATTTGTAAAATAAAGGACCATTATGGAATACATGGGTATTAAAATAGATTTAGAGAGAGACAAATTATTCGATGAACTTGGCATCAAAAGACTCAAAGAATCTTATATGAAGGAAGAAGAAACTTCGCCACAAGAGAGATTCGCATATGTTAGTAAAGCTTTTGGATCTAATCAAGATCATGCTCAGCGCTTGTATGATTACAGTAGCAAGCATTGGCTTAGTTATTCTACTCCCATTCTTAGTTTCGGCCGGTCTAAGCGTGGGCTTCCTATCTCATGTTTTCTTAACTTCATTGAAGATACTGCGGAGGGACTAGTTGATAATCTATCTGAAACAAATTGGCTTAGTATGCTCGGCGGCGGTGTTGGTATTGGTTTCGGCATCCGCTCTGCTGACGATAAATCAACAGGAGTCATGCCACACCTCAAGATGTATGATGCTTCATCGTTGGCTTATCGCCAAGGACGAACACGCCGTGGTTCGTATGCTGCTTACCTCGATATCAGTCACCCTGATATCATATCTTTCTTAGAGATGAGAAAACCAACGGGTGATCCTAATGTCCGTTGTCTTAATTTACATCATGGTATTAATATCACGGACGATTTCATGCAAATCATTGAAAAATGTATGGTTGATCCTACAGCAAACGATGATTGGAATTTAGTTGATCCTTTTTCGCGTGTAGTGCGTGAAACTGTCTCAGCCAAACATCTTTGGCAAATGATTCTTGAACTTCGTATGCATACTGGTGAACCATATCTGCATTTCATCGATACCAGCAATCGTGCTATGCCACAATTTTTAAAAGACAAAGGTTTGAAGATTATGCAATCAAATCTTTGTTCGGAAATTATCCTGCCGACCAATGAAGAAAGAACAGCAGTATGTTGTCTCTCTTCCGTTAATCTGGAGTATTTTGATGAATGGAAGAATGACCCACTTTTTCTACAAGACGTTGCCGAAATGTTGGACAACGTGTTGGGATATTTTATTGACAATGCTCCAGCTTCTATATCTAGGGCTGTTTATTCTGCCTCTAATGAGCGGTCTATTGGTGTTGGAGCTTTGGGATTTCATGCGTTCTTACAAAAAAAAGGTATTCCGTTCGAAGGAGTAATGGCAAAAATTTGGAATAAAGATATATTCAAAAACATTAGGAAAAAATTAGATGAGGCTAATAAAAAACTCGGTTCAGAAAGAGGTGAAGCACCGGATGCTACCGGCACCGGCAATCGTTTTAGTCATCTTATGGCCATTGCTCCTAATGCTTCTTCTTCGATTATCATGGGTAATACTTCTCCTTCTATTGAACCTTATCGTGCTAATGCATATCGGCAAGATACACTATCCGGTTCATTCTTGAACAAGAACAAATATTTGGATAAAATTATCCAAAAACACGCAGAAATTCATCCTGAAGGATGGTCAGATGAAGTATGGAGATCAATTATTGCTAACGATGGTTCTGTACAACATTTAGAATGGTTGGATGAATTGGACAAACAAGTGTTTAAAACTTCGATGGAAATTGACCAGCGGTGGGTGATTGAACACGCGGCTGACAGGCAACAACATATTGACCAAGCACAATCTCTTAACGTATTTTTCCGACCAGATTCCCATATCAAATATATACATGCGATACACTTTATGGCATGGAAAAAACAAATCAAAACATTATATTACTGCCGTTCAGAGAAACTTGCAAAAGCGGATAAAGTTTCTAAGAAGATTGAACGTCAAGTAATCAAAGAACTTGATATGTCTGCATTGGTACAAGGTAATGATTGTATAGCTTGCGAGGGATAAAAAAATATGAGTTACATTGTAGGATCTTTACCGCCAATTAAATGTTGGATAAAACGCGAATTTCTTTACAACTTTGAAAAGGGTCACGGAGAATTAGAACCTGCAATATGGGTTAGTCTTAAAGCATTGCGTGGGCAAGTGTTTCGTATTGAATCGTTGTTGCCTAATTATGGAGCATTATATGACAAACTGCCTATTCATGCGTATGTGTGGCAAGAGAAATATACAGGTAATCTACCTATAGATACTTTACAACTATGGGATTGCATGGGTTATCGATTTACCATTATTGAGAAAATAGGATTACGCAACTTAGGTGTTAAGTTTTTGGGCAAAGATCGAGAGTGGCATCACGGAAACTATTTGTTTACTGTGGATTTTTGTGCTGATGGTATGGATGTGGACACTGGTTTTACCGAAGTTGCAGAAGAACATAAGTCGTTTAATTTTATTCGATTGGAAAACGGACAATTTGCTTGTCAGCCCAATAATAGATGTTTGTGGTATGATCAAAGTTTAATTTCCAGTGTGACAAAATTTCCCGACTTCAAAGCCGCACAAACTGTGTTCACGGTGGACGGTACACGCAAATGGAGTGCCGGTGATGATTGGTTTTACACTATTGATGAAAAAAAATGAATAATGCTTTCCTTTGGTGGTTGTTTCGATTAGTAGAAATGATCACCTGCATACATATTATAATAAATGTCTGGCGTCACTGGTAAAGGAACAAGATGCATTACAAATCAATCTTCATATCTGATGTTCATTTGGGATCTAAAGAATGTAAGGCTGATAGATTAAACAATTTTCTAAAAGAAAATAGTTGTGATACATTATATCTTGTTGGTGATATCGTTGATGGATGGAAAATACAACAAAATAAATTACATTGGAAACAAAGTCACTCTAATGTAATTCGTAGATTTTTAAACTATAGCAAAGATGGTAGTAAAGTAATCTATATTGCTGGCAATCATGATGAATTTCTACGTCCATTCATGCAGTATAAACTTGCATTTGGTCGTATTGAGATTCATAACCAATACGAACATCTTGGTGTTGATGGTAAAAGATACCTAGTAACACATGGTGATCTATTTGATGGAATTACTAGACTTGCGCCTTGGCTAGCATTTTTAGGAGATAAAGCATATGATTTTATTTTATCACTTAATAGCAAATACAATTGGATACGCCATCGTCTTGGTTTTGGGTACTTTAGTCTTAGCAAATACCTTAAACATAGAGTAAAGAAAGCTGTAGATTTTATATTTCAATTTGAAAGAAATCTAGCAGAGTATTGTAAGAAACGCGGATTCGATGGAGTGATTTGTGGTCACATTCACCATGCTGAAATTAAAAATATAGATGGTATAATCTATATGAATGATGGTGATTGGGTTGAATCATTAACTGCATTAGTTGAACATGTAGATGGAAGATGGGAAATCTTAACATATACTAAAGGAGACTCAGATGTGGTTACTACTACTAATAGCGGTACACTCGACGAATCCAAATGATATACCAGGTAGAGTTTCTTTAGAATTTGAGAGTAGAGAAGCCTGTGAGCATAGTTTAAGTACTTTAAAATATTGGTTAAAATTCGACAAATTTAAGGTAGAGGGAAAATGCGTAAAAAAATCTTAATTGTCACGGACAATTTAAAGGATCAAATAAATGGAGTTGTCGAAACTTTTAAAAATATTGAAATATGCGCTGATTATGATGGGTACGATTTTGTTTATATTGATCCCGGGCAGTTCTCTTATATTAATTGTCCTGGTTATGCTGAAGTTAAAATCGCTTGGCCTAGAGGAATCGGAAAAAGAATTGAAGCGATTAATCCAGATCACATTCACATTGCTACGGAAGGGCCCGTAGGGTTAGCAGCAAGAATTTGGTGTGATAGAAATGGATACTTCTACAATACAAGTTACCATACAAAATTTCCAGAATTCTTATATACAATATATAAAATACCTGCTAATTTAACATATCGATACGTCAGGTGGTTTCACAAACATTCCGGTAAAGTTTTGACTAGTACCAATTCTATGGTACAAGAATTAAAATCTAGAGGATTTAGAAGTGATATAATAACTTGGACTAGAGGCGTTGATAGAAATGTTTTGAAACCCACAATCGAACATAAAAAAAATGAAATACCAGTAGTTTTATATGTGGGTAGAGTATCTAAGGAAAAAAATCTTGAAAATCTCTGTACACTTCAAGATTATTATGATATTATTATTGTTGGTGATGGACCTTATAGAAAAGAATTAGAAAATCGGTTTATTAAAGTAAAATTCGTTGGATATAAAAAAGGGACTGAATTGGCAAATTATTATAAGAGTGCTGATGTATTTTGTTTTCCTAGCAGAAACGATACATTTGGTATAGTAATGATAGAATCTCTAAGTGTTGGCACTCCTGTCGCAGCATATAATGTCACAGGACCGAAAGATATTATATACAATGGTGTAAATGGAAATATCGGCGAAAGTTTATTGTTTTCGATAAATAAATGTCTCATTCTAGATAGAAATGAAGTCGAGAAGTCTTCAGAACAATGGACATGGGAAAATTGTTGGAAAATTTTTAAAGATAATTTAATAAAAGCTAAAGGATAAAATGAACAAGAATAATTTAACTGACGATAGGACGCATTTTAAACCTTTCAATTACCCGTGGGCATATGATGCTTGGTTGAAACATGAACAGTCGCATTGGTTGCATACAGAAGTTCCAATGTTGGATGATGTAAAAGATTGGAAGAAACAATTAACAAAGGAAGAAAAAGAATTTTTGACGCACATTTTCAGGTTCTTCACTCAAGGTGACATTGACGTTGCCGGAGGATATGTTCGCAATTATCTTCCATATTTTCCTCAACCTGAAGTGCGTATGATGCTTCTTGGGTTTTCAGCTCGAGAAGCATTACATATTGCTGCATATTCACATTTAATTGAAACACTTGGACTTCCGTCTACAACATATAATCAGTTTTTAGAATACCAAGCGATGAAAGACAAACATGATTATATCTTAGACATTTCATCGAAGAACACAAGTAAAGAGAATACTGCCACACACATTGCTGTATTCTCTGCTTTCACCGAAGGTATGCAATTGTTTAGTTCGTTCATTATGTTACTTAATTTCCCCAGACATGGAAAGATGCGTGGCATGGGCCAGATCATTACCTGGTCAATTGTAGATGAGACCATGCACGCCGAAAATATGATCAAACTATTCAGAACTTATATTGAAGAAAATAAAGAGATTTGGAATGATTCATTAAAATCTAGAATATATACAATTGCTGAAAAGATGGTCGAGTTGGAAGATAAATTTATTGATTTGGCTTTTAATATGAATAAGATGGAAAACTTGACGAACGAGGATGTTAAAACTTATATTCGATATATTACAGATCGTCGTTTAATTTCATTAGGATTAAAAGGCATTTTCAAAATAAAGAAAAACCCATTACCATGGGTAGAAGAAATGATTAACGCACCGACACATACAAACTTCTTCGAAAATCGTGCCACAGATTATGCAAAAGGCGCATTAGGAGGAGATTGGTCTGATGTTTGGGCTCATTAAAAGGAATTAATATGACAATCAAAGTTGTAACAGCAGAATGTGGAAATTGCGAGTCTACTTATTCCGTGGAATATTCTGAAGAATTAGTTTCACAAGAATATCCAGAACATTGTCCATTTTGTGGCGAAGTCATTGATGAATTGAGTGAAGAAATCGAATCGGACGAAGATGACGATGATTCAGAAGAAGAAGATTGGTAAATTGGTTATTTAATGATGAATTATTTGATGAAACAAAAATTGAAGATAATTATGGGTTTGTTTACGAAATCACTAACTTAGAAACCAATAGAAAATATATTGGTAAAAAATTATTCTATTTTTCCAAGACTAGACAAGTCAAAGGTAAAAAGAAAAGAATAAAAGTTGCAAGTGATTGGCAAACATATTATGGTTCAAATGAAGAACTGCAAAAAGATGTAAAATCATTAGGTGAGGATAAGTTCAAACGTGAAATATTGCATTTATGTAAATCTAAAGGTGAATGTAACTATCTTGAAGCTAAAGAACAGTTTGTTAATTTAGTTTTAGAAAAAGATGATTATTATAATAGCTGGATTATGATAAGAATTAGAAAATCACATATTAAGGAATATAATGTTAGAAATTCTAAGAACGCTGAAAAATGAAACTAAAGATTTTGATGTTTTAATATTTTTACCTGGCAAAAAAGAAGACTCGGTAGAAATAACTACAGCAATCTATGATGAACCTGCTGAAAAGATAGATACTGGAAAAATGGGTGATTGTTATCAGATTTTATTATTTAAAAAAGATGATGAAAAAATTATTCATTTAGATACATTTGACGCAATATTAACAGATTGGTTGGAATACGCTTCGGAATTGATACCGTTGAACTGGTTTGGTGTAATTTGCAAAAAAACAACAAAATCCAACAAAATGATGGAAAGTATGCTTGACCACCTGGGAAAAATGTGTTAGAATATAAATAATACAGACAATAAGGTTATTTTATGAAAAACATATATGAAATTTTCGATGAATTTGAGATGGCAAATACAGATAAACAAAGAATTGAAGTACTTCGTAAAAATCATTCAGAAACATTGCTTGAGGTATTGAAACTTGCATTTCATCCTGATTATCAATGGCTAGTTACAGAAATGCCAGACAACTATAAAGTACCGGACACATTACCTGGCGTCTCCCATGCGAGACTGTCAACAGAATTGCGTAGGTTGTATTTGTTCCAAAAGGGACACCCTACTGCGGAAAAATTAAATTCACAAAAACAAAAAGAGTTGTTAAATCAACTATTGGAGTCGCTCGAACCGCGGGAAACTGAGGTTATTATGGGCATTTTTAATAAAGATTTGGGAGTTAAGGGTTTAACGCCTAAATTTGTGAGGGATTACATTCCCAAAATTTTGACATGATTTTTTAATCTAGTATAGGAGCATTTAAGTGAGCAAGGTTGTTACCAAATTTCGCAAAAACAAAAATTATGAACATGAAGATGATTTTGAATTTGCCTTCAACAATAAAAAAGATAAAAAGCGAGAAATTCAGAAAAAACGGCGAATGAAATATAACGATGATGATGGTTCTGAGTATAATTACAATCAAAACTATAGAAATCTACCTTAATTAACTTAAAGACTATATTATGATAATTCATGTGAGAAGTTCCAAACGTAAAGTAAAGAACAAACCAGGATATAAAATCCTGCAACAAGAATATGAACAATGGTTGAAGAAACACGAACCTAAAAAAGTGATTGTTTCTAAAAATACCTTTAAATATGATCTTTCTATTCCTGCCGAAAGGGATACAAAGCATATTCCGAGTGTAAATAGTACGGGTTTTGTCAGTATGTCTAAAAAATCCGCAAAAGTTTACACCGGAGACAAAATGTTGGGTATTGGAACGCTACATAAATCAAATGCCGTGCCAGTTTTCTCTTCGGACGAAGCAAAAGAAATGTCCCAAATGCGTCGGTAACAAAAAAATAAAGGAAAACAAATGGATGATGCATGGAAAGAACTAGACCAAGTCACAAGAAAGTGGGCCGTAATGTCCGGATTTGAAAACGACTTAAAAAATTATGAAAATTTAAAAGAAAATCAGGACGATTCTGAAAATAAAGAAAAAAGAATTCAATATTTAAGAGATTATTATAATAAACATGTATACATCTGAAGTAAAAGAAGCAGAAGACGGTTCCGGAGATGCTATTTTAGAATTTCCCGAAAAAATGATTGAGGAATTAGGGTGGAAAGAAGGCGACACACTTAAAATTTCTTTGGAAGAAGATGGAACGATAATTTTAAGGAAAATTTAGTTGTTTTCCGTACACACTATTGACAGGACACACACTCTATAGTATACTAATAACACTAGAGAGAGGAAATCGCATGGAACTTATTCAATCCAAATCACTTCTGGCCAAATTGATGGCAACCGAGAATCTAATTGTCGAACAACGTAATGTTTCGACTGCATCTTTTGATGTACAGAATCGAATTTTGACTATTCCGATTCTGGACCGAAAAATTTCAAGTGACCTTTATGACCTATTAGTTGGGCATGAAGTCGGTCATGCATTGTATACGCCATTGGATGGTTTGAAAAAGTCAAAAGAGATGAATCTTGTCTCGTCTATTGTAAATGTGATTGAAGATGCACGGATCGAACGTAAGATTAAGACGAAATATCCTGGTATTCGTGCTGGATTTTTGCGTGGTTATCGTGAATTGGTCGAAAAAGATTTTTTCGGTACAAAAGGCATTGACCTTAATGCTATGAATTTTATTGACCGCGTGAATATTCATTTTAAATCTGGTCAAGTTTCGATAAACAAGTTTAGTCCGTTTGAGCGGCAACTTATCGATGGTATTGAAAATACGGAATCTTTTGATGATGTTATTGAAATGTCAAAGAAAGTGTCTGAGTATTTGAAAAAAGAAAAAGAAGAACGTGAAAAGGAGAATCCTCTTGACGAGCATGATGAACCAGAATCACGGCATGAAGATTATAATGATGAGGACTATGGTGAGTATGATGAACCGGAAGATTATCCCGAAGAAGAAGATTATGAGGAAGAGGAGTATGACCGTAAACGTGGGTCTTATCAGTATGATTCTACTGAAGGGCAAGACGAACAAAATGAGGTAATGTCTGGTAATGATGGTGATATTCGTTCGCATACGGATGAGACTTTTCGCGAAAACGAAAGTAAACTGTTTGCAAATGATTATCGGTATGAGTATGTGAATTTGCCCAATATTAATTTAGAAGAAGCGATTGTCGATTTCAAGGTATTGAAAAAACGTATTGCGCAACATTTTAGTGCAGGTGTATATTTCTCTAGGTCAATGATACTGACTGATCCGGAACACCTAAGTGATTTGAACAAGACTTATGCAGAGAACCGTAAAGTTGTTGCGTATCTGGCGAAAGAGTTTGAATTGCGTAAAAATGCAGAACAGACTAAACGTGCGTCTATTGCAAAGACTGGTGAGTTAAATGCCAGCAAGTTGTATTCGTACAAGTTTAGTGAGGACATTTTCCGTAAGATTACGGTTATGCCTGGTGGCAAGTCGCATGGTCTTTTGATGTATATTGATTGGTCTGGGTCGATGGACAACAATATTCACAATACAGTGAAACAGTTGATTGCATTGGCGATGTTTTGCCGTAAGGTGAATATTCCGTTTGAAGTGTTTGCGTTTACTTCTAATTATGATGATAATTATTTGGTGTATCCAAAACATGAGGACTTGCAACTTGGTGGATTTAAGTTATTGAATTTGTTTTCGTTCCGTATGTCTAGTGCCGAGTTTCATTATATGTGTTCTGCGATGTTTTACATTTCTAAGTTTAATGCGTATCAGGACAATCCAGATTTTATGAATCTAGGTGGAACGCCGCTCAATGAAACTATTATTGCTGCGTCACAGATGGTGCCGTACTTTAAGAACAAGTATAAGTTACAGATTGTAAATACAGTATTCCTTACTGATGGTGAATCAAATACAAACTCAAATGTGTACCTGCGGTCCGACGTAAATAATGGTCTCTTTGATTCAAAACCGTTAGGGTATCGGTGGGAACAAAATTCCAAGACTCGTATTGTGGTGAGGGATCCGTTAACGAAACAACAAATTATCGTTAACAATATCTTTAGTGGATTAACTAAGGGGTTGTTGGAACTGTTAAAACAACGAACTGAGTGTAACGTCATTGGGTTTTTCATTTTGAATCGGAATCAATTTCGATACAATGTGCATAAGTTCTTTGGTAAAGCAGCAGACCATCAGGCATTGTATGCAAAGTTTCGTAAACAAAATTATGCTATTGCAACTGCTGCAGGGTATGATGAGTATTACTTGCTTCGTGCCGATTCGTTTAATACAGATGACACAGAAGAATTGGTCGTAAAAGAAAATGCAACAACTCGTAGTCTGGTATCTGCATTTACAAAGTATACCAATTCGCGTCTAAGTAACCGTGTCATATTAAACCGATTTATTGGTCTAATTGCATGACCCGCAAGACACTACAAGATCGCATGAGAGAAATGATGGAACCCATAGACTCCGCCATTCAACTAACAGATGATAAAAATGAAATGTTAATGTTAGCTTGTGCGATGTTTCAAAGAACAACAGAAATCTTTGATACAATACTTGGCGAAGAAAAGAGAAGATTTTTAATTAAACAAATATCAGAAGATGGTGAACATGGATAAAAATAATGAAACACTTCTTATTACACAAGAAGAATGTGCAGAAGTGGCACAGGCAATATCGAAATGTTTCCGATTTGGTATGGATAATATTAAACCGGGAAAACCAAAAACCAATAGAGAGCACCTAGAAGAAGAACTAGGTGATTTATTAGCAATGATCGGCATTCTTATCGAAAAGGGTGTGGTAAATCGTGAAAATGTTTACCAGGCATCCGAAAAAAAAATTGAAAAACTCAAAGAGTGGTCAAACATTTTTTCGGAAGAGAATAAAGAATGGACTTAAATCAATTAATCCATCTAATCAATCGCATACTATGTTATATGCCATTGAATAGTCCAATTCGCGGAGAACTGGAAGAAATGCTTCAGAATATGAAAGCACAGAGGTCGGCACAGTAAACCGACCGGAAAAAAATTTTAGGAATGCAAAAGTGAAAAATCGAAAAAAACTGGAAAATAACCGAGAAAAAAAGTTACTGATCGCGCCATTTGGGCCACCACCGCTTTTTTCTTATAATAGCGTTTTTGCCAATTCGCGCAACGCCAATTCGAATTAGCTATTGCAGACTATGCCCGCTTTGGCATTGGCGCCTTTTGAATTGGCATTGCGCGAAACTGCTTGGCCTTGCGTCCTTTAGGCGCCAATACCGTAACAGACTTGCCTGCCTTTAAAAAATCAATAATCAATTCCAGACCTTGACAGGCCTTTGCCACACTATTTGCATTAACGCTTTGCATTGTTTACTCCATCACACCAAGTTGGACCAGCAGAATGACAGCCCGCATGGCCAGGTCAATCACCACAAACAGCACTTCATTCAGAATCGTTTCCATCGTTTTTTACCAATTGCTCTTTCGATGGAGTCCATTCTACAGGAAACGGTACAATTGTCAATCGTTGCAGAAAAACAACAGAAATGTCGCAGAAAAACAACACAGTATACCTTATGTGGTTATATTATATAATATTAGGTTATATTGCGAGATTTATTGCGGGTTTATTGCGGGTTTATTGCGGAAATTGCGGCATTGTGTGCAAAGACTAAGTGGGATATTAATTCCAATATAATCTAATATATTCCAATATAACGCATTGTTTCACCATATTAACGCTGTATTAACACGATAAACGCACGATAAATGTAAACAATTCTCATTTAGATTACAATTAACAGGCGATTAGCATTACAGATACATTACACCGCGACATATACCGCGACACTTTTTTGCACATAAATACACTTTATTTCACTTATTTGCACAATGCATCAGCAATTGCATTTAATATAGTAAATGAGGACACGCAAATAAAAATAGCTAATGCAACATCGAGTGGATTAATATTACGCATCATTTTCATTTACCATATTGAAGTGTTTATAAATTGCTTCTTCTATTAAAACTTTACCATTGTATGGAACAGAATTGTTAAACATTAGTATTTCACGGCGTGCAATATCGGCACATTCTTTTACTACCAATTCTGCAAGTGTAATATTAAACTCATGTACGGAATACATTGAATTATTTTCTGATAAAATCTTATGTGCATCTTGTAGAATAAATTCAATTCTATTAACCGGTGCGGTTGTTCGTTTAATTAAGCGGCGTGCCAATCTAATTCATCCTTATATTCAATAGATTCTGATCCATCATATTCATCAATTCGAAATTCACGACCAATACCGATCCATTCAATGGTTAAATCTTCAGCACCTGAAAAGCATCGGTTATCACCATAAATCGATTGACAATATTCTATAATTTCATTGTAATCCTTTTTCGATTCTATCATACCAACGACAACGGGATCATACAATAATTCTTCAATCCCATGCCAACTAAACCAACCAGCACCATATCCAGGCGAATACAATACTGCCACTTTACCATCACGAATTACTTTTTCCATTATACACCACCTCTAATAAAAATATAATCATCATACTCAAGGAACATATCAGACTTTGGATTCCAATACTTACCTTCTTTTGGATCATAATACAGAGTCATTCCATTAGCATAATGAAATGGTCCCTCTAGACCTTTCACTTTGGAATAGGACTTCTGCAATTCGGTATGTTGAAATACGGTATACGCCATTATTGAAACTCCAATAAGTCTGCTACATCATCATCATATAACCATGCAATCGTTTTTCGAACACTTTCATTTACGGAATAATGTTCACGGTACATAGTGTAATAATGACAAAAGAAATTGTCATCACCACGTGCTTCAGTATACCGTTGAGCACGAATTAAAAAATCCATTACATTATTCTCCAATCTCATATTGGTCATCATACCAATCATCATTACATCCCGTTACAATATAGTCTGGATCATCCACACCATCATCATATTCTATATCGTCAACAACGCATGGACCACCACAATCCCATGCATCATTACGCTCATTAGAAACAAACGGAAAATAATCAAAATCGTCCATTATCATTCACCAATTAAACGGGCATTTCAGAAAGGTTTTTTGCAGCAAATTTAATGCGATTAATGCGATTCCGTGCAAGCCCGGAAACCCACTTAATCTTGGCCGATTCAAGCATCTTTAAAGTATCAATCGATTGTTTATTCAAAAACTCAATCAACACTTTATATGCATTGCTAGAAGGATCAATTCGATCAATCGGATCATATGCCTCACGCAGCATAACAATCTTAGCATTAACTACTTTATTCATTGTCAACATTATAATCACCAATTAACTAACAACAACAACACGAGGAAATTTAGAATTGTCCATAAAACAATTCCCTTGCAGCGGCGCAGTAAAATAATCCGTCTTGAATTCTTTATCCTCTTGCCCTTCCCATACCCGTTTAATAAACTTGGCACGGAAAGTACCGTCGGATTTAAAAACACCAACTACCTCGCCAACCATATAACAACTGTCAATACCATTGAAGTCAAAAGACATAACAACATCACCAATACGCATTTTCTGTTCCGTTTCGTTCACCATGGATACCATTATACAGGTCAGCAGGGAAAAGGCAACCTGTTGCTCGGAAACAACAGGTTAGCTATTATGCATTAACCCAATGCCTCAGATAAAGGCATAACTATGCCGCGGCATAATACCTCAGATAAAGGCATAAAAACAGGTGAATCGGCATCCAAATTCATTACCTGCCACTCGGCACTTTCATCAATTAAATACAAATAATCGACACAAGAACCGAATTCATCAATAAAATGCTCTCGACTGGAAAACCGTTCAGGTGCATTTTCCAATGCCGGACGATCCATATCACGAATGTAAAAGGTTGTCGTTTCGACAGAATCATCTAATACGGAAATACCACCCAATGCAATTAAACTAAACGCCAATGCACGACTGGAATAATGATCACTTAACAATT